GCCGTGGTCGGCTTCGCGCGAGGGCTCCCGGGCGGCGCGGAGCCGCATGACGACGACGGCGACGATGTAGACGAGCCCGGCGATCGCCCCCAGCCAGGTGTAGGGCTCGCCGCTGTGCCCGCGCGCGACCTCGACGACGAAGCCGACGAGCACCGCGATGATCACGGCGAGCCCCGCGAGCGCGCTGGCGTGGATGTCGATCTGACGAAAACGCTCGTCGCGGCCGTCAAGGGAACGATCTTGCTGCCGCCTGCGCCATCGAGACCGCCTGCGCTGCCGTGCTCCGCCGAGCGGGCGCCGTAAATAAAGACAGCCTGTGAAATGTTCACCTGCCCGCAGAGATATATTCCTGGGGGGAAGTACACACGATTATTGCTTGTACTTGCATTAATAGCCGCCTGTACGGCTGCCGTGTCGTCCGTTACGCCGTTACCTGTGGCGCCAAAGTCCTTGACACTGACGACTTCGCCGAGTTTTCCCTGCACAGTACGCGCTACGGCGCCCGTGCCAGCTTGCAGGAATCCGATCAGTGCGGCGCCTACTGACGAGCCAGTTGCCGACAGTGAGTCGAGGAACGATTTGACCGTGCCCGCCAAGTAGCTGACGAGCGAAGCACCCTTGCCGGTCGCCGTGCTGGCGAGGTCGGCACGCAAATAATCCGCGCTATTGACGTTCGTGCCGTCGCCGGTAACCGCTGTCGGTGTCCCTGTCTGGGGAACGATTGTGCCCGCACCCGCCGCCGTCTTGACGGTCATCGTGAACGCGCCGGTGGTGTTGTTGGTCACCATCCAGTTGTAAGTCCACGCGGGCACGATGATGGTCAGGTTGCTGGTCAGCGCGCCGGCGACCGTGAGGGTCTTCTTCATCGCCTGGGCGGGCGTCAGCGTGGTCGTGCCGCCCGTCTGGCCGGTCAGGGCCAGCGTGCCGTAGGCATAGACCGGCACCCAGTTCGTGCCGGTCGCGTCGGGATCCACGGTGTTGTTGTCGACCGTTGTGGTCCATGCGCCCTGCAAATCCGAGCTGGCCAGAATGGCACCTTGCGGATAGCCGTTGATGTTGGTATTCGCGGCAAACGCCGCGTCGTACGGAAAGGCGCCGCCGGCCATTTTCCACCAGGCAATACGGGCCACCTGATTCATCGCACCGTTGAAATCTTCACCCTGGGGCGGCACGCCGCCGGCTTCTGGTGGCACGCGAGTGAGTGGCGGAAAGCCCAAGGTCAGCGAGGCGCGCGTGGCGTCGCTGGTGGTCGCAGGCACTTCCACTTTGCCCGAATCGCCATTGGCGAAAGGAATAGTCCATTTCAGTGGGGTGTTGGAAATTTGCATGGGGGTTCCTTTAACGAGTCAGTGCAACATGCCTAGTCTGACAGCAATCAGCCAGCGGCGGAGACGTCGAATGTGACGTAGGTGGTCAGTCGCAGCAGGCCGAGACGATAAAGGTACAACGTCAAGAACCCGTAGTTGCTGGCATTCGTACCAACCGTTATTGCCGAGCTTGAAACGAAGAATGTGCGCGTGGTCGTCAGTGCTTGCTGAGTTGGCGCGCCATTGGTGAACGAGTTGTTTCCTCCGTCGACATCCGGGCCGTTGGTAAATCCGGAACTGGTGAACAGCGCTGTCCAGTTACTTACGGAGTCCCCGCTTGGCAGCCAGGTGCCGGAAGCCAATACCACTGACAGGTGATTGACGACGGTGTATGTGCCGTCGCTCTTCACGTTCAATGCAAGCGACGCTGTACCGCGACCTGAATTGTCGGTGTAGGTCTGCCCGTTGATCGGCAGCGAGTAGGACACCGAGCCCTTCGCTGCGAAGAGCGTATTCAGATCGGCACCGTATACATGGTACTTGGTCGGGCCGGCCGATGTGCCCAGGTAGATCGGCGCGAACAAGTCTTTCAGGTCGGTAGGCACGCCCCCAACCATGACCGTATAGCCGGTGACGATGGCCTTCGTCCCGCTGACATAGGGATCGAAGATGTCGGTCAGCGGTACGCCATTGACGGTGGGATAGGGCATGGTTCAGGGTGTCGTGTTGAAGGATGGTGCCGACACCGCACCGGTGAAAGCCGCACCCGCCAGTGCCGCCAGCACGGTCGTCGACAGCGCCAGGGTGACGTTCGCCGAGCCATCCATGGTGACGCTGCCAGCGACCACACCATTCACGGTGATGGACCGCGGCGTGGTCCACTTATCGGCCGACAGCGCTGTAGCGATGACCGCGGAGGTCACCGTGGTGCCATCGCAGGTCAGCGAGGTCGGCACGCTGTTCTGCGGCACGAGCGCGCCAGCGCCGATCGATGTCTTGACGGTCACGGTGAACGCGCCGGTGGTGTTGTTCGTCGCGGTCCAGTTGTAGGCCCACTGCGGCACGATGATGGTCAGGTTGCTGGTCAGGGCGCCGGAGATCACCATGTTTTTTTTCATGGCCTGGCCGGGGGTGAGCGTGGTCGTGCCGCCCGTCTGTCCGGTCAGAGCCAACCCGCCGTAGCTGAAGGCGGGTGCCCAGCCGGTGGTCGAAGTGTTCGGGTCCACCGTGTTGTTGTCCACCAGCGACACCCACGCGCCCTGCAGGTCCGTGGTGGGTAGCACGGCCCCTTTGGGGTAGCCGTTCACATTCGCGTCGCCGGCAAAGGCCGCGTCGAAGGGAAACCGGCCGCCGGCCATGACCCACCACACGATGCGAGCCACCTGGTTCATTGCGCCATTGAAGTCCTCGCCCTGGGGCGGGACGCCGCCGGCCTCGATCGGCTGCATGGTCAGTGGCGGAAAGCCCAAGGTTAGCGACGCGCGGCTCGGGTCCGTTGTGGTGACGGGCACTTCCACCTTGCCGGTATCGCCGTTGGCAAAGGGCAGTGTCCATTTCAGGGGCGTGTTGGCGATTTGCATGGGATGTCCTTCAAGGCTGGTAGAACGGCGTCTGATTGAACCCATTCACGACGCCGGGGTCTGTTCCGCTGTTCATCTCGGCGAAACCCAACGGGATGAACGTGATGGTCTCATAGACATACACGGCTGTCGTGCCGGCTGGCTGGGGAAACAGTCCCGATTCAATGATGGACTTTTCCACGGCCGTAGGAAAGAACTCAAAGTGATAACTGATGTGCATGGGGTGCGCGGCGTCGTAGCCCACATAAGCACGGCCGCGCGCGCTGAACATGGCGCGCATCAGGGCGTTGATCGAGGGGCAATCGCACAAGGCGATATTGGTCGCCGCTTTCACCAGCAGCAGCTGGCGGTAGTAGCTATCGGTCAAAGGAAAGGATGTCGTGCCCGCCGCTGCGCCGCCATAGAACGGCGCCTGGCTCCACGGCTGCCACTGTGTGCCGATCGCCGCGCCGATGTTGTAGCCAAAGTTGTCGCCCGGCGTCTGCGCGATCTGGACGAAACGGGACTGTCCGAGGATACGGCCCCAGATGTCCAGCCCGAACCCCTGCGCCGTGGAGATGTCCCACACATAGGCCAGAAAATTGGCGCTGAACTTGTCGGCGTCGATCCACTGGTCGAAGTCCGCCAGCAGCGCCAACAACGTGGGGCTGTTGGCAAACTGTTTCATGACCGTCTGGCCGAGATAGTCACTCATATCAGATCGACACCGCGTTCACGGTGACATTTAGTGCGGTGGTCACCGGTTGCTGGTCGATGCCGAGTGTCAGCGAACCACCGCTGCTCGGGCTGGCCGTCGTCGCCACATAGGCTGACACCGGAGCGATGTTGCCGAGGGACTGCACTATGGCCAAGTATTCAGCCGCAAGTATCTGGCCGCCGACGCGCGCACGGCTGATCACGATCGTACCATCCGGCGAGGCAAAGCCATTGGTGAAGGCATTGGCCACGGCCTGCTGAATCAGCGCCACGTAGTTGATGGGCAGCGTCGAAAGGTTCGCGACGTTGATCGTGAAATAGACCGTCGTCACCAGCGGGCGCACGAAGCGCACCACGTAGGTCGGATAGGGTGCGATGTAATTCGTGGAGTCAACGATGCTCACCGACACCAGCGTACCGAGCCCCGCCGCGGTGGGCAGACCACACCCGCAGTCCAGCTTCGAATGGATAGCACTGGCCACCGCCGTGTTGTCGCCACCACTGACGACGATCGCGATGGAATGCGCCGGGATCGGATACGTGCTGGTGCCGTAGTTGATGGCGGTATCCCCGCCGTTGTTGTACACGAACACATCCGTCACGCCAGTAACATTACCCACGGCGGCGCGCACGGCAGCGGCCGTGCCCGAACCGCCGATGGATACCGATTCGAAGCGGCGCTGTTCAAAGGCTTGGCGCGACTCGACATCCGTACCCGGCACGCTCGGCGCGGCGTTGGTGATGCCCTCCCAGCCGGCCACCTGTTGGTAAATCGACAAGCCATTGATGATGGCAGCAGGGCCACTGCCGGCCACATTGGCCTGCAAGGTCACCGACGCCGTGCTCGTCAGGCTGTACACCACGGCCGTCGTCGTCGCCCAGATGGTGCCATCGGCGGACTTGGCCTGCGAGCCCGCCGGCAGCGTCTGCCCAGGTGTCCCGGTGACGGTGGCCTGCACGGTGGCGAAGGTCGCGGACTGGCGCGTCAGAAAGTAGATGCGCCCAAGGGCGTCCTGGTAGACGCCGGAGCTGGTCATCGGGTCGACATTGGCGACCAGGGCCGACATAGCCGCGAAGAACTGCGAGACCATGTAGCTTTGCGATTGCTGCAGCTGTCCCTGCGGTGTGGTCAGCTCGGTATTGAGCGTCTTGCCGTTCAGCGCGAACGCCTGCACCCAGTCCTGTTGCACACCGGCCAGCACCGCCTGCGGCGCGGGCACGGAGAGGCCCGTGGGCGTGAAGGTCGGTGTGGGAACACTGGTCGTGGTCATGGGCCGGATTCTATCAGGTGAAAGGGTCAGCCGGTCATCGGATTGGAGTTACCCGGCGCGGACGGCACAAAATGGAAGTGGGTATTCACCGCGCCATTGGGTAGGTTCACTTCCGGCGCGGTGATCGGATTATCCGACGTGATCGCACCGGTGAAATGCCATGAGGCGGCGGACATTGTAGCGGCGCCCGTCGCGGTCAGTGTGGCCGTCCCTTGCGTGCTGATCGACAGATTGCCCTGCGCAGTCAGGCTCATGGCCCCGGCGGATTCCAGCGTCAGGCTGCCCGTGCTGGATATGTCGATGCCACCGGCCGGGTTGAACTTGACCCATTGCGTCGGGTCGGCATTCAGTACGCCACCGATGTAGAGCCCGTCTGCGCTTGAGTAGCTGCGGGCAGTCGGCGCGGCGCCGGGTTGGCGCGTCTTGACTACATTGGACGTGTCGCGGCCCATGAACATGCACAACCCGATATCGCCAATGGCAGGCGCCAGCACGACGGCCGAGATACCGCCCTGCAGCTGGAAATAAGGGATGTTGTAGACCGGCGTCTGATCGAGCACTACGCCGTTCGTGTCCTGGTCCAACACCATCGGCTGTACGTCGACGAAGCCAACCGTGCCGCTGGTCGGGCGCACAGCTAGCACCTTGACCAAGGCGGCCGTGTGGATGCCGCGAATCAGCTTCTGGATGATGAACAGCTGCGCGCGGTCCTTGTCGAACTGCGCCTCGAAAGGCGAGTTGTAGGGTGCGGGCGGTGGCGTCAGGGTGGTGATGCTCATGTCAGCCAGTGTAGGGCTTGACGCTGACGACCGTCCACAACGTCCCCGCGACGCTGGCTTCGGCGATTGCCTGCGCGTCGGCCAGTGAATCAGCGTTGATCCTGCCCACGCGTTGAAAACGCGTTGGGTGGGCATACCGCGCGATGAACGGCAGCGGTGGGGGGCTAGAGGATGTTGCCATTGCCTTTGCTCCCGAAGGGGTTGGCGGCGACCTGGGTGGTCCATTGGCCGCCGGGCAGGTTGGGTTCGAGTGTATGGGCGAGCACGGCGGCTACCCATACTGTCCGGTTCACAAAATCGAATTCCGTCTGCACGTCGAGCGCGACGCCCAAGGTGATTTTCGGGTTGAACACCGTGGACAGCTGCAGGCTGCTGGTTGAGTACACCGGGTAGCCCATCATGCCCGTATCGGCAGCGATGCGGATGGCGTCACTACTGAGCGGTGCCAGTGCCGCGCGCACCACCAGCTGCTGCAGTGCCGTGTGCCAGGTCAGATCGGGAAACTGATCCATCAAGCTGGCGATCTGCTCCATGGTCGAGCCCGTCACACGCACCTGCGACAGCTGATATTGCGGCACGCTGTCCGGATAGACCACGCTGAAGCCGCCGGCCGCCGCGATTGTGGTCAGCGCGTCGCGCAGCAGTACGGGCCCTTGCGCGGCATACGGGCTGGCAGATTGGATCATCAAGGCGCCACCCGCTACAGCTTCGATGTCGAGCGTTACGTGCGGCATACTGGCCGCATTCACCGCCGACCACATGATGACGCCCTGGAAGAACGGCACGTAGTCCTGCCCGTCGAACACGTCGATCTGGATCGTGTCGGTGCCCTGCGGTGTCAACGCTTCTAGCCACAGGCGCGCAATCTGGTTCATGGTGGCCAGCGGCACGCCGTAGATCTGCACCTTGGCATTGCCGAACTGCGCGCCGCCCTGCCGCACGCCGATGCGCATGCGGTGCTCTTGGAACCGGTAGGTCTGGTCGGCCGCGTTGCCATTGGCGTCCGGCCGATTGACCGTGACCGTCACTCGGGCGCTGCGCAGTGTGTAAGGATTGAAGCCCATTACCGCACCGCGGCATGGTAGTTTGCCGCGCCAGCCAGGCGCTGGATACTGCCCACGAAGGCGCCCGCGTCGTTGGCCTGCACATGGACCTGCTGGATGCTGATCTGCGTACCGGCCGCGCCCGCCGCACCGCCGTACTGCGCTGCCAACTGCCCGGCCAACGCGCCGCGACGAATGTCTTCCGCTGTCTTGCCGTGCGCCTCGTAGATGCGTGAATACGCCACGCCCAGCTGCTGCGCCGAGCCGCCAGGCGCAAACGACTCGTTCATTTTCGACCGCTCATAGGGATCGTTCAGCATGAAGTCGATCTGCTGGTCTAGCGTCGCCTTGTCAGGTGTCACGCCATAGCGAGCTCGGAAAGCATCGATGCGTGTCCCGCGCCATTGCGCCGCGCCGCGTGCACCTTGCCCGCCACCCGCCGCGTTGGCGACACTGGGGTTCAACCCCGATTCGCTCTGCCAGTTGGCGGCTACCGCGGCGGCCTGCGCGATGGTCAGACCATGCTTGGTGACCAGATCGGACATGAGCGACTGTGCGGATACGGCTGTTCCACGTGGAACACCGGCCACCGGCGCGGCCACATTGTATCCGGCGGCATGGGCGTTGCCGATGGCGTTACCCCATGCGGCTGACGCAGTGCCTTGAATGGCACGACCCACACCCTGTAACTGGCTCAGGATGCCCCAAATCGGCGCATGTCGGCTCTTGCTGGCCTCGGCGGCTATCCGGGCATTGATCGACGCACCCACTTCGCCGGGGCCCCCTGGCAGCAACGACGCTAGCTCATGTAGGCCGAAGCGCACTACGTCGATGCCATCCGCCAAGCTGCGCAACGCGGTGCCGAGAATAGGCGCGTCGGTGTTCACCACCTTGAGGAACCCGTCCACGCCGCCACCCGCCGCTGTTACCTTGTCCGTGAACTCGCTGGTCATCCTCGCCGCATCGCCGGCCCATGAGGCGAACAGCTTGATGGCCGGTTCGAGCGCCACCAGCAGCGAATTGGAGACGCTGATCGCATTGGCTTTCAGTGAGGCCAACGCATCGCTGACGGCATCCAGGGCGGCGCGATTCTCGCTCGACGCTTCGGTCAGCGATTTGGTATAGGCCGCACGTGCATCGGTCTCGGACTTGATCATCAAGACCAGATCGGGCGATACGCCTTGCGCGGCCAGCGTGGCTTCCATCTGCTGTCGCTGTGCCGGTGCTGACTTGCGGTAGACGTTCTGCGCGGATGCCAGCATGTCCTGAATGGACATGTCCGGCGATACATTCACGCCGGCACGGGCCAGCGCCTGCAATGTGGGTGCCTGTCCGGTGACGCGGAACTGTTTTTGCTCCTTGGCCAGATCGGCGATTGCCGACGCGCCGGCATCGGCATCGGCGCCCAGCCGACGCGCCGTCGAGCCCCACGCCTGCATCTGACGATTGGACAGGCCCGTGGACACGGCCTGCCGGCGCAGACCCAGCTCGAACGAAGTCAGGCTGGTCAGCGACCCGCCGATGGCCGTCGCGACCGCGCCGCCGATCAGCGCGAGGCCGCCCAGCTGTGTGGTGAACGACTTGGCCGCGGCGGTCAGCCCTTTCCAGCGCTTCTCCTGGTCCTGGTCGGCCCGCTTGCGCTTGACATCGCGTTCCTTTTGCTTCTTCTCGGTGCGCTCGACGTTCTTGTCGATGTCTTTTTCAGTTGCCCGGTACTGCGCCGCGTCCAAACGCAAACGCACGATCAGCTCGTCGATGACCGATGAATTTTCACTCGCCATGGGATCACCCCGTGATGTAGGCCTGGGCGTTGCTCAGTGCGTGCTGCGCAGCACTCGCGCTGTGCGTGAACAACTGTCCAAGTTGCTGGACGGGGCCGCTCAAGGCCGACGCGGGATTAGTGTACTGGCCGGTGCTGGAATCGATCTGCGGCACCTGCGTGAACTGCAGCTCAAGATACAGCAGATTCGACCCTTTGTCGGGTCGAGTATCGTAGGAGAGCCCGGCCAGGGTGTAATCGACGAAGACGCCTTGCGGCGACACGAGGGTATACAGCTGCAGCGGGTTGTTGGCTTCCATCTGCTGGATGGCGGCCAGCCACGCGAACCGGGCCAGGTCGCTGCCGGTCTTGATCATGGTCACGCGCACCACGGTCGGGCGGCGCACTTTGTTGTAGAGCGCGAAGGCACCCTGTTCCAGCGGATAGTCCGACAGCTGCGTTTCGTAGCGGGGTGAAAACTCGCCCCACGACGAGGGAATGGTCAGTGGGATGAACGTGTCGGAGGCGATCACCGCATAGATCGGGATCGGCGGATTGAGGCTCGGAATGCTGGACGCGATCAGCGCCAGGGCATTCAGGGCAGCAACCGACGCGATAGCCATAGCTCAACTCCCGGTGTCGAAATTCAGCTTGATGAAAGCCACCAGCACGTCGCCGAGTGTACGCAATTCGCGGATGTCGGTGCCCAACAGGTTGCGCCACGCCTCGGGGTGTTGTGGATCCGGCGCGATGCGCACATAGGCCAGCGACTCGGTGACCAGTGCATGCACGGCCAGCGGATCAGCGCCCTGCAGGATGCGCAGCACCGCGTCGATCGCTTCGCCTTCCGGTTTCCCGTCCTCGTCCTTGGCGAACAGGGCCAGAATAGTCTCGAAATTCGGCACGCGCAACGCGCTGACCAGGCGCAGCACATAGCCGGCCATGGTCAGCGGGTCGACTTCGCGCACTTCGAAGCGTTTGCCAGCATCGCGGCCGTGCACGGCAGTCAAGGTGTCCAGTTTGGTATCGTCGGTGATCATGTGGTGGTTATTCCTTGGGCTTGGTTTGTGAATGCCGCCAGTCGCGGATGGCTTCGACGTTGATGATTTCCAGCAAATTGAACACGTCCTCCGTGCTCAGTTCCGTTTCCAGCTCGCGGTAGGTCGCCAGCTGCGAGTGTAGCACCGTGGCCAGATGGGGCGAACAGAATAGCGCGCGCGTCTCGCCCAGACCTGAGGTGATCGCTGCGGCCTGCATGGCCACGGGGACTTCGATCATCTCGCGGCCCAGCAGGAAACCGACGTGCAGCAGCAGCGCGGCCTGTTGCAGCCGTCCGACGTTGCGCCAGTCGCGCAGGTCGGTGGACATATCCAATGCGTGGCCGGAGGCCAGCATGCCCGACACGAACGGCTGCAGCAGCTGGCTGCCGGGCTCGCCCAAGGCGCGCACGGCGTTCAGGTGCTGCATGGACAGCGCGACCACGCCGCCATCCATGGACACACCGGCCGCGCGCAGCGCAGCGCGGGCGTGCCGGTCGGCCACCAGCGCGGGCAGCTCGGTCAGCTCGATGACGCGGCCCGCATCGCGGCCGGACAGCTCAACTCGCTGCGACTTGAGCATTACGGGGTGAAGGCAATTGCGACGCGCGCTACCGGATCCGGCAGCTGCCCGGGCGTCCCCGCATAGTGCGCGACATTGATGATGCGAAATAGCCCGTCCGGGCGGTCCATCCAGTCGCCAACACGCGGCACGGCGGCAACTTCGAACAGTCCGTAACGCAATGCGTCGGAGGCGCGTTCATCCGCGCAGGTGCATTCGATGAGCATGGTGTGCGTTCCTTGGGTAAGTGTCGCTGGTGGACGATTGGTTACGTCCGGTTCGTAAGGGTTGTCACCCAACTGCGTCGCGCACGCCTCGCACCAGCAGCAGGAGCTTAGTGGCGAGTTACGGCATTGTCAACCATTGTGCAACGAAAAGGCCGGCAAGTTGCCTTGCCGGCCTTTGCGCGCCCGATTGGCCACCACAACCGCCCAGGCTACCCACACTCACACGAGGACTCCACACGCAAGCAACGCACCGCGAGGATGGTTGCAGCCGAACGATACTGATCCAGCAGGCGGCGTGTCAAGAGATGGTAGTGCCGCCTTCGTTGGTAGGCGTGCCATAAAGCAGCAGATAACGCGAGCCGAAACCGGTGTAGTCGGGATCGCTGGTGCCCTGCTGGTCGACGAAGAACAGCCCCTGCGGCAGCCCGTTGTACTTGGCCGGGTTGAAGTCGGTGCGATCGAGGCACTGCCGGCCGGCGATGACCGACACACCATTGTAGACCACGTCGGCGAAGACGCCACGTGCGGTGCTGGTGATCGTGAACTGGGCTTGCTGCCCGTCCAGCGTGCAGGCGAAGGACTGCACGGCAAGGGGTTGGATGGGGATGACCTGATACGTCACAGCATCACCTGCCCGCCGTCGCCGGCGATGTCGGACACGTTCAGCACGCCACCAAGCTGCCGCGAGCTGCCCGCCGTGAAGGTGAAGTCGGCCAGCGCGCTAGCGCATAGCGGTACTTTCAGCGCCTCGGTGTTGAAGGCGCTCTGCAATGCCGACAGATTGGGCGTGCCGCCGAGGTAGCCCAGATAGTTGATGCCCTGCGTCGTGTCGAAATAGACCTCGCCGCGCCAGGCGCGAACACGAGTGGCTACGTCCTGGGCCAGCCGCATGCCGGGGCCGGTCTGCGTGCCAGGCGTCGCATCGCCTACGGTCTTGATATTCCCGTAGACATCGCAGTCCAAGTCCCATGCGATCACGTCGAGTGCGAGCGTATCCATGGTCGGATCGTATAACGACTTCCCGGCTAGGTGCAAGCCCAACCTACTTATTTCATTTCCGATTTCACGTTATCTTAACGAATGGTCACTATTTGACCATGTAGTGTGCTTGTGTAGGCTGTCTAGTGGCTAGCTAAGGACTATCTCACGAAAAGTACAGACGTACAGACGATCCCAAAGCCGTTTCTATATTAGCCCCTATTACGTAATTACGCGTTATGTATAGCCCTATTAGCCTTTTACCCTTACTACTAACTACAAATTACAAATACTTATGTAAATATAGTAAAGGGTTTGGAATCGTCTGTACGTCTGTAGTAGGCTGCCCACCGAAGTGTTGACAATCGGAGTATTTGGGCTAT